CTCATAACCCGGAGGCCGCAGGTTCGAATCCTGCCTCCGCAACCAACAGAAAAAGCCTTGATTTTGTTGATATATCAACGATTTCGGGCTTTTTTCTTTTTGAAATTTTCATAGCGAATATGTTAAAAATCGACATAAAATATCATAGAAAACCACAAAAATGCAAGTCAACATGCAAGTCAAAAGTTACTTATATATTCGTCGAGTTTCGAGATATTATTTTGCTTATGTTCCTGTTCGAGATGGGTATATATTGCAAGCGTCGTTTTAACGTCGGAATGACCCATTTGTTTTTGAGCTACCAAAATGTCGACTCCCGCCTCGTACATCATCGTGCAGAAAGTATGCCGCAGACAATGGAGCGTGAATGGCTCAATCACAAACGGGATTTTTTCGGGCGAGAACTTTTTGACCGTTTTGGCAAATTTGCCGTATTGCAAATTCATATCGCACAAATAACTTTCAAGCAGTCGCTTCCAGCTGCTTTCTGTCATCATATCGCCGTGCTTGTTCGTGAGAACAAATGTTGACTTCTTAGGCAATGTTTTTAAATAGTCAATCAATACGGATGGAACGGAAACTGTGCGGCTCTTACCATTTTTGGGGGTTTTAAAAGTTCTTTGCTTAAAATCATACGAGCGCGTTACTGAAATAGTGTGCTTTTTAAAATCTATATCAGACCACAACAAAGCCGTTGCTTCACCACGCCTCAGCCCTGAGAAGAGCAAAAGCATCATTGCAGGCTTTCCTCTATGCTCAAATTCGACAATTCTTTGACGTTCTTCGGAAGTTAATCCTCGTCTTTCCTCCTTTGGTGCAGAGTTCGGGATTTTTAACCTACTTGCAGGATTAAAGTCGATAACTCTGTTGTCAATGCAGTAATCAAAGATTGCCGTCAATATTTGCACATAAGAAGAAAGTGTCTTTTTAGCGGTTGGATTGCCTGTTCTCGGATTGCACTTTGCAAGCTCGTTTACTATCGGTTGCAAGTCAATAGGGCGAAGCTTTATTATTTCTGCCGAGCCTAAATTCTCTTTCCAATAGCTCACACGGCTCAATATGGTGTTATACTGATTCTTCGAGACTTCTGTTTCTTTTAGCAAAAGCCAGTAATCAGCCCATTTTGCAAATGTATCACCACTGTTAAAGGCAAGCCCTTTGCCAAGTCGCGCCTTTATTTCTTGCGCTTTCTCGTTAGCTTCTTTTTGCGTTTGACCGTACACGGTTTTATATTTTCTTTTGCCGTCTACTATTCCCAAATAGACCTGTACTGCAATTCTGCCGTCATCACGCTTTTTATTTGATTTTTTAGGCATAAAAATAACCGTCCTTTCTTAAAAATGGTTGCAAAAATTTCAGAAAGGCGGTATAATAGTTTTGCACCTTTCTTTCGTTGGTTGGTAGAATGTGTGTACCTTTAATGCTCGGAGTTGCCGCTCCGGGCGTTTTTTTTTATTTTAATTTAAAGTTTAACCGATTTAAAAGCAGTCACAACCGCAGTGTCGTTTTTTTCAAAAAGCAAAACAAAGTCGCCGTTGACTGCGGATTTCATCGTATTTTCGCCGAAGTCCTCAAGACCTTTAATTATGAATTTATAAGTGCCGCTTTGCGCTTTTTTTATCTCGTTTTTATCAGTGAATTTATAAAGTCCAAAAGTTTTGCCGTTGTTCACGAAACTGTAGCCGTCTTCAGCACCTATCAATGACGCATCTTTACGAATTATATCAGATACAGGAATTTTCTTCTTTAATGCCGAAATGTACTCGGTAACGGTGCCGATTTTTGCTTTTTCCTCTGCTGCCGAAGCTTGTTCGCTTGCGGCGGCGTTCGGCTCGCCGCCCTCAATGGAGCAGGCGGACAAAGCAATTAAAAGGCTTGCCGCAGAAAGTAATGCTAAAATTCTTTTGACCATTGTTTTTTACCTCTTTTTTAAAAAATATATATTCTATCCCCTCAGGGTGATAGTTAATTTATTTCACGGATGAGCATTTTAGGTATTCCCAAAATATGGCATTCTTCAACGTCCGTGCCGGTAATAACTTTCGGCATATATTCAGGATTGAGCGGGACGAGCCGTATTTGTTCGTTTGCAAACTCTATCTTTTTGAGCGTAGCACATTCGTTATCATAGATTATTGCGCCTATATCACCACTGTTATCAATATAAGATTGCTTAAAAATAAGCACTTTGTCGCCGTCGTGGTACATAGGGTACATTGAGTTACCTTTTACCGACAAGACGAAGAATTCACTCTGTTTATGCCCTTTTAAATATGATATAGGGATTTCCACGGTATCGCCGCTCCAATCCTCTATTGCAATCTCGTTATATCCGGCGGCTATATTGCCAATTACAGGAAAAGTAACTGTTTCAGAAGTAACATTTGGCGGGACAAGATGAAGCTCGTTACGTTCTTTATTCATTGGAACGTCTGCACCCATAAGCCATGGGATGGATACGTTCAAAGCAACTGCAATAGCTTCTAATTTTCTTTGCTTCGGCACATATTTTCCCTTTTTATAATTACTCAATGTGCCTTCGTCAATTCCGGATTTTCTGGATAAGTCGGCGGCAGTTATTTCTCTTGCATCAAGTGCATCTTTTAATCTATCCTTGAAAGGAACCATGTAATCACCTCTGCTTGTATGGTATCATATTTTTTAATAAAACGCAAGTATTTTTTAAAAAAACTCGTGAAAAATTAAAGATTTTTTCAAAAAGCTATTGACTTGCGTTTTCACAAGTGATATAATTTAATCGTTCCAAGGCGAAAACAGCTTTTAACATACGGGGAGGTGAAAAAGTGAATTACGTTTATGATTATTCAAAACTTTTAGGTAGATTGCGTGAGAAAAAAATAACACAGTCAGAGCTTGCGGAAAAACTTGGTATAAGTGAAACGTCGCTCAATCACAAGTTAAAAAGCAAAACTCAGTTTAAACAAAATGAGATGCTTCGAGTGCTCGAAATAGTCAATATTGATATTGGCAGCATATCATCTTATTTTTTTGCACATTGACTTGTGAAATCACAAGTAACCACAGGAGGTGAAAAAATGGAAAAATTAGTATTTATGTCAACACGTTCAAATGAAGATAGGGACAGTGTAGTGGTTCGCATTGACCGCGAAGCTTCTCAAATGCTCGCAGACATTCAACAGCGTACAGGCTTCTCATTGAGATTTATTGCCTCTCGAATGATTGAGTTTGCCTATGAAAATGTTGAAGTCAGAGAGCCGCAAATAAACTTTTTCAAGACTAAGAAAATAAATAAAGACGAGGAGTGAAAACATGGTTAAATCTTTAAGCCCTCAACAATCGGAATGGGCATACAAGAAGTGGTGCGAGGGTTATTCGCAGGAGCAAATCGCAGATGCCTTGTACGTCAGTAAGGGAGTGATTATGCGAGCGATTGACGGACGTCCGAGAATAAGAGAGCCGCTTAAATGTCCGTACAAATAAAAAAACGCCGCTTCGGAAAGGCACTCCGAAACGGCAAAAGGGGAAGTAAGTAAATAAACTCACATTGTTTATTTTACATTATTTCTCCGAAAAAGTCAAATTTAGGAGGAATAAAAAAATGGCAAACAACACAAGATTAGCGCGTCTTCCTGACGTTGTGGATTTAAATACAACCGCCGCAGTGCTCGGAAAACACCGTCAGACAGTGGCAAAGTACCTTGAACGCGGCGAGTTGAAAGGTCGCAAAGCGGGTAAAAGCTGGTTCATAACGCGCAAAGCGATTGAAGAATTTTTAGGAATTTAAGGAGCAAAGCAATGGCTGAAATATTTAAGTTCCCTGCACGTTGCAAGAGCTGCGTCTACTACGGACGGATTGAGAGTGAAACGAGCGGATATATCTGCTGGTATAACCTCGAAGAGAACCGCCTGCGCGGGTGTCCAATTGACGAAAACTGCACCTGTTATAAGCAGGGCAAAAGACAAGCTCCAAAACGCCGATTTACTTTTACGGAGGATTAAAAAATGAAAATTATTGAAAAAATTGTACTTTACATATCAGGCATAGGCTTAATATGTCTTGCAATGTTGCTTTGCGTCGCGCCCATGTTGACGGAACACACCTACTACACCGTCATGACATTTAGCCTAATGGCAGTGCTCGCAACGCCTGCATATGCGCTTGTTATTTTTGAGCTTAAAAATCTCGCAAAAAAGCAAAATGTAAAAAAGAAGAGGCAAAACAGATGATGTATTGCAACGGCTGTCTTCATTTTTTCAGCAGAGCAGATAGGCGGACAAGTTCGGAGGGTGAGCCTTACTCTTGCTGTCCATTTTGCGGAGACTATGATATTGAGGACGCGGACAAATGCCAAAAATGCGGAACACTTTATACTTCAGAAACTCTTGACGAATACGAGGGGCTTTGCCCCGAATGTGCGAAAGAAACTGTTGATATATTCAGAGCTTTTCTAAACACCCTCTCAGAGCCGCAGAGAACTTATTTAAACAAGTTTTACGACGGGGAGGAGATTGCTTGACAAGGCAAGAATTAGACGATTTTTGTGCCGAATACGGCAAAATAAACAACATTAAGGAGGTAGATTTATGGCGAGCACCAAAAACGGAGTTGAGCATTACGCAATCGGTACGGCGACAGTCAAAGTCGCATTTGCGAACGCACAAATCTGCTGCCAAAACTGCGAGTTCTTAATAGGCGACAGAGGGCTCGGCAGGGCAATGTGCAAGCTTCAGCACAGTAAAATTATACCGCTTGAATTTATAGACGGAATTGACGTCGATTGCCCATTAAATTTCAGAGAGGAGATAAAATAATGGGATTACCGGTACTAATCATGGGAGAAACCGGCAGCGGAAAAACTTACGCAATCAAGAATTTCAGCACTGATGAAGTCGGAATTTTTAGCGTAGAAAAAAACCGCCTGCCATTTAAAAAAGATTTTAAAATCGTAAAAAACGCAAAGTATAAAAATATTTTGGACGCACTCAAAAGGCACTCGCTCAAGAGATATGTGATTGACGACAGCCAATATCTATTGGTCAATGAATTTTTTGACAGAGCGAAAGAAACAGGCTATCAGAAATTTACGGATATGGCATTAAATTTCAGAAATTTAATTCACTATATCAACAGTGAACTGCCCGATGATGTTATCGTTTATTTTAATCATCATACCGAATACGACAGCTTGTCGGAAAAAACAAAGGCAAAAACGGTTGGAAAAATGATAGACCAGTATTTAACTATCGAGGGCTGCTTCGATATAGTTTTGCTCGCCTGCGCCGAAGGTCAGGAGCACTACTTTCTGACGCAGAGTGACGGCTATACGACGGCGAAATCCCCCGAGGGAATGTTTGAACTTAAAATACCCAACGATTTAAAAGCGGTTGATGCCGCAATCAGAAAATATTATGAATTTAACGAGGAGAATGAAAATGAAAAAGATTGATTGGAATAATGTCGAAGAAGCAAAAGACGGACGCTTGCCGGCAGGCGGTTACATATGCGGAATAACATCCGTTGAAGATGTTGCAAATTCTGAATATCTCAAATTTGAATACGATATAGCTGAGGGCGAGTACAAAAACTATTACCGAGAACTTTCGGAACGTCTCAACTTTTGGGGCGGAAGCTTTATAAAATCTTACAAAGAAAAGGCACTCGGCTTCTTTAAAAAGATGATTGTTGCTTTTGAAAAGTCAAACCCTGGATTTAAGTTTGATAACGACGAAAAAACATTCAGACGCAAGAAAATAGGGCTTGTTCTGGCAGAAGAAGAATATGTAAACAGGAACTCCGGCGAAATAAAAACAAGGTTATATGTCGCAGACTTCTTGCCCGTTGAAGATATAAAAAACGGTAAGTTTAAAGTGCCGAGTAAAAAAGTACTCGCCAAGCAAAGCGAGGCTGTAAAGCCTGCTGAATCTGATTTTGAAGAAATCGGCAGCGATGATGACGATGATTTACCGTTTTAAGGTGAGAAAATGAAGCAACATTATACGCAAAATGAATACAAAGAACTTTTGAAATATATGCGAATAGTTTGCCAAACGAACGAACAAGAAAACGGGCATATTCTTGATTGGTTTGACGAAAAGGGAATTGAGTATATTAACCGCTCAATTCCCGAGGGCGACTATAATGTGATGATTAAAGCTTGCCCGGAACTCGGATTTTTAAAAGACACATATTTTTATGACGAGCTTTTTATCGAGCGCAAAAACAGCCTACAAGAACTGGCTTCAAGTCTTTACGGTCAAAAGAAAACGCCCGCCTATGCGAAGAAAGTCATCGAAGAATTTAAAAACGAAAAGATTGTTAGCGGTTTAAAGCTCGCAAAAATAGCTAAGGAGTTCAAAAGCCAGTTTGATATTTACGACGACGCTTTTTTGCGTGAACTCAAAAGAGCTGTTAATAAAGAGCATAAGTATCTTTTAGTTGAGCAGCCAAGTGGATGGAACGGGATTCTAACGCACGATTATCCCAATGATTATAATATCAAATCGTATTGGGCTATGCTTCATTCCATAGAATTAAAATACGGCTTGAAAGTCAAGTTTATTTCAAAAGAAAATTCTGCGCTCGAAATCTATACGATTTGTAAATGCTTTATTGACAGCAAAATAGACAAGTGAGGTGCGAGCAATGGATATTGCAGAAATAATTAAATCTCGAATAACAATGACAGAGCTCGCCACTTCTTACGGATTTGAGCCCAATCGTGCAGGATTTATTTGCTGCCCATTTCACAACGAAAAAACAGCAAGTCTTAAAATTTACCCAGACAATCGCGGCTGGTATTGCTACGGCTGCAATGCAGGCGGCGACATCATCACATTCACGCAGAAGCTGTACAGGCTCAATTTTAAGCAGGCGCTTGAAAAGCTGAACGATGATTTTGCTCTCGGTCTTGAAAGCGAGGGCAAGCCGTCTTACCGCGAAAAGCAAAAAGCTATGCGAGCGTTAAAAGAGCGTAAGGCAAAAATCGCAGCAGAGAAGAAAGCGGCGGAAGAAATTAACAACCGTTATCGAGCAGCATTTGACGAGTGGAGCAGACTGAGCATGAACCGCATCAACTTCAAGCCCAAAACGGACACGGAAGAGCTAAAGCCGGAGTTTATAGAATCGCTGCAAAAGCTCGGACAAGCCGAGTGGGAGCTTGACTGCGCGGAGTTGGAGAGGTGGAAAAATGGACGAAATCACAATACCTGAATTTTCAAAAGACGATTTTTTCACCGAGGCACCGTATGAATGGCTGTATCAATTCTCCGATAACAAGTTTAAGCTTGTTCAAATGAAAGCCCAGCTAAAAGAAATGGCGCACAAGGAGCGTTTCACAGGCTTTGACAGTATGTGGATAGCCTACAGAGACCAGCAATCCGAGACTGGCAAATTCACGCTTGTGACGGCAAATTCGACCAACTTTCACAATCAGGAGTTAGAGCTTTTGTGCGGCGATTACATTTGTGACGACGATGGAATAACGACATATTCGCGCGCCGCAAATTCTGAAATAATCGTCTGTATGCACCCGATTATGCCGACAAAAAGGCTTGTAAATATAGACACGGCGGAAGAAAAAATGCAGATTGCCTTTAAAAAAGGTCGTTTTTGGCGAACAATTGTTGTTGACAAAGCGGTCATTGCTTCGGCTACAAAAATCATAGAGCTGTCGTCATATGGGGTAGTCGTCAATAGCGAAAACGCAAAGGCGCTCAGCTCGTTTTTGCTCAATATCGAACAGCTAAACTATGACGAAATTCCAGAGCAGTGCTCTGTCGGCAGGCTCGGGTGGATAGGCTCTCACGGATTTAGCCCGTATGTTGAGAATCTCGAATTTGACGGCGAAAACTCTTTTAAGCATATATTTAATGCTGTCAAGCAAAACGGAAGCCGTGAAAAGTGGATTGAAGCGATGAAAGACGTACGCGCTCAAGGTTTTGCAGGCAGACTTTTTCTTGCCGCTTCATTTGCGAGCGTAATTCTTGAGCCGTGCGGACTGTTGCCGTTCTTCCTCCACGCATGGGGCGGAACGGAAACGGGTAAAACGGTAGGCTTAATGATTGCCGCCTCTGTTTGGGGAAATCCCAAAATAGGCGAATACATAACTACCTTCAATTCCACAGCGGTTGCTCAGGAGCTGCAGGCGAGCTTTTTAAACAGCCTGCCTATGTGCCTTGACGAATTGCAAATACAGTCCTCACAGGGCGTCAGAGACTTTGACAAGATAATTTATATGCTGACCGAGGGCGTAGGCAAAACCCGCGGCGCAAAACAAGGCGGATTGCAGAAAAATACAACGTGGAAAAACTGCATAATTACAAACGGCGAACATCCTATAAGTAATTCAAGCTCCGGCGGCGGTGCGGTCAACAGAATTATTGAATTTGAATGCACCGAAAAGATATATTCTGACCTTGTTGGACTTTGCTCGGTCATCACCGCGAATTATGGTTTTGCCGGGAAAGAATTTGTTGAATTTTTGCAAAAAGAGGGCAGTTTTGATTATGTCAATCAAATTCAAAAGCAGTTTTTTAAAGAACTCTTAAATCTTGACAGCACGGATAAGCAAGCAGGCTCGGCAAGCGCGTTACTTGCGGCGGACAAAATTGCAACGGATTTAATCTTTAAGGACGGCAATAATCTGACTGTTGATGAAATTAAAAAGCTTCTCACAAAGAAAGATGATGTTGATGTCAACAAACGCGCCTATGCCTACCTTATGGACGTTGTGTCGATGAATCCGAACAAATTTACCGCCAACAGTTTCGGAGAGTTTCAAGGCGAAATATGGGGCTGTATCGAAGACGGATATATTTATATCGTAAAAACAGCTTTTAACCGTATTTTGACCGAACAGGGCTTCAATCCAACTGCGTTTTTATCGTGGGCGGTGCGAACGGAAAGGGCGGTCAATGACGGTAAGGGGCATAACACTAAAGTAAAACGAATAGCCGGACTTGGTAGCGGTATGGTTAGATGTGTCTGCTTAAAAAGAACATCAGAGTTTAACAATGATAGTTTTGAGGATTTGGATGATGAAATAATAGACATATTTTCTGGAAATGTCTAAAATCGTTACCGCGTTACCGCTTGTTACCGCTTTTTCAGACACCTCTAATATATACGCGTGTATTTCGCGCATATAAAAATGAATGTTGAATAGACACTCTCGCGCGTAGAGAAAATGCAAAATAAGCGGTAACAGCGGTAACATATCAAAAAAAACGTTGATAATAAGGGCTTTTTACGTTACCGCTTACTCAAAAAAAGCGGTAACACAAACGGTAACAGTGGTTACAAACACGAGGTGCGTATGGAAGCAAAAGAAATATATAAAATCTGTAAAGCAGTATCTTTATTGCCGAGAACGGTCGAGGGAAGAGAGGTAACTAAAAAATCGCAGACGGTTATTTATAACGGAGTGCGATATTATCCTGTCAGTTTAATTTTAAGCTATGACAATGGTGAGCCGACAACATCGGCAGTCCTGCATGACCTTAAAGCAAAATCAACCGTTACGGCTAAGATTGAGAAAATCGAGAAAGGATAATGACTATGTCAAAGTATGATACTTTTGAACGCATTAAAAAGCAAATTGCCAGAGATGCCAAAACTCCAAAGGAATACGAAAAGAGAGTTAAAGCACTTGCAAAGAAATTAAAAATATGAAGATTTACCGTTTTAAGGAGTGAAGAAAAATGAAAATCTACATATCGGGAGCAATCACAGGCACTGATGATTATACCGAGCGCTTCGAGCGCGCCGAGCGGAAATTAAGAGAGCGTGGAGAGACGGAAATAATCAATCCTGCAAAGGTGTGCGCGAGCTTGCCCGAAACACTCACGCATGAGGAGTACATGAAAATATGCCTTGCGATGCTATCTCTTTGCGATGAGGTTTATCTGATTCCACCATGGACTGACAGTAAAGGAGTAAGGCAAGAACTTGAATTCGCGATTGATAATAATAAAGCTGTGGAGGTAGAGCAATGAGCGAAAAAACAATAATTAAAGGCTACAAAGTATTTAATCACGATTGGACTTGCAGAGGCTTTCAATACGAAGTTGGAAAAACATTTAAGCATGACGGAAATATCGAAATGTGCGGCGCGGGGTTTCATTTTTGCCAAAAAGCAAGTGATTGTTTTGATTATTACAGATTTGATAGCCGAAATAAAGTTGCAGAAGTTGAAGCTATAGGGCTTGTAGAAACGAGTGGCAATAAGTCCGTGACCGATGAAATTAAAATCGTAAGAGAAATACCGTGGCAAGAACTATTAACCATTGTTAACGAGGGAAATGACTGCACGGGTTTTTGTAACACAGGCAACAGGAACACAG